TGCAATGTCAGAAGAGGATGCTATCTCCAGCGCAGGTAGACGCTTCATCAAGGAATGGTATCCCGCAGGTCTTAGAACACGTATCATGCCTGATGGGGCTATCGTAATAATCAACACCCGATATCATTATGATGATCTCTGTGGCTGGCTTCTCAAGCAACAGGAGAACATGCCTGACTACGAAACGATACCATGGGAGGTTGTGAAGATACCAGCATGGCTGGACGAGGATGCTTCTGAGCTTCTGAACTTGCCTGTAGGTAGCAGTTACTTTCCTGAGTGGAAACCAGATCGTGTACTGAAGGTAGACGAGAATGAGATCAAGGCCAGCAACGGTAGCAGGTACTGGAACGCTCTGTACATGCAAGACCCCACACCAGAAGAAGGTGGGATAATAAAAAGACGTTGGATCAAAGAGTGGGAGTATGGTGATCCACCTACATGTGACTTTGTTGTACAAACATTTGATACTGCATTCTCTACGTCAAACACTGCTGACTATAGCGTGATACAGACATGGGGTATCTTCTACATGTACAATCAGACAGATGAGGGCTACGAAGACTTTGCACCTCACCTAATACTGCTAGGTAACATCAAGGGCCGCTTTGAGTATCCAGAACTGAGGCGGCTGGCGCAGAAGCTGTATAACCAGCATAGACCTGATGTGTGCATGGTGGAGAAGAAGGCATCCGGCCAATCTCTCATACAGGATATGCGTAGGGGTGGGCTACCTGTAATGGAATACCTACCTGATCGTGATAAGGTATCCAGAGTTTATGCAGCAACGCCTATCATGGAAGCTGGCCGACTATGGATACCCAAGGGTAAGAAATGGGCAGATGATCTCATAGAAGAACTTATACGGTTTCCCAATGCTGCACATGATGACCAAGTGGATGCCCTCACTATGGCTATACACTACATGAAGGACTCATGGCATCTAACTCACCCTGATGATCCAGAGTATGATGACACTCCAAGACAGAAGGCTGCTACATACTGGAATGTATGATTTGGGAAAACAGAAAAAGTATGCTATAATAATAGGATGAATGATTTAGAAAGAGTAATATATACTTTAGGTTTATCTGAGTTACATAGAAGTTGGACAATTACAGATATTATAAATCGTATACTACCTCCACTAAAACTTAAACAGTATATTTTTATTTCAAATGAAAAAGTTCCTTTGTTCTATGCTTCGTGGGCATTTATGAATCAAGAGTCATCAGATGCCAGAGAATTTTCAAAAAGAAAAATTCAAATACAAGATTGGAATAATGGACATGTACCGTGGATTATGGATATTGTTTGTCCTATGGGCGGAACAGCAGAGGGAATTAAAGAGCTAAAGAAAGTTCCTAGATACTTAGGTGTTAAAGGAAAAATAAAATTCTTTAGAACTAAAAAGGGGAAGAAGGTATTACATCATGTTACATGGTTATAAAAAATCCAGATATAATATTTATGATAATCTAGAGTTTCTAGGTCTTAATCCCTATGAACAAAAACACTTTTGTTTTGGTGAAGGTAATGGTGAGAGTGGTAATGGTGATGCTCCTACTGCTGATAATTATGAACAAACAACAGGTTTTAAAGATGAAGACTTAGATCCAAGTATGGAGATAGATACCCTTGATCCCGGCGTCACCTTATCTACTGACCCTCCCGGTTTAACTGCTGAAGAAGCTGAAGAAGCTTTTGCTGTAGCAGATGCCACTGGTTTTGCCATAGGCAGTCAAGCATATCAAGATGTTTTAGATACAGCAGTAGACTTAGATGCTGTTCAAAAGCAGGATATGGTTTTTGATTTAAATCTTGCTAGAGATATAGCAGGTAAATACGGCCTTGAGCCTACTCAAGTTACTCCAGCTTTTATGGACCCCACTGGAGTTAAGACTATAGGTTATAGAGGACCGGGATCAACTAAAGCGGCTGCTACTGAAATAGGTAGGGGTGCTGCTCTTGCTGCTGCTAATTTAATAGAAATGTATCCCGGTCCCTTAAACATGCTATCTACTATTGCAAGAGAAGAGTTTGATGCAAAAATACCAAGCTTAAATTTAACAGATAAAGTAACAAGTTATTTTGATAGTTTAGCAGCATCTCAAAAACAAAAAAATACGGAAATGTCGGCTCCACAGGGTCCACCAGATGCAACCGATATACAAGGACTTGTTGATATAAGTCCTCTAACAATGTCTGAACGAGCCACTCAACAAGTTGAAGCTCCAGCATCAACACCAAGCTTATCAGATGTTTATGATTATGGTTTCCCTGATAGTGGTGGTGTACCCCTAACACCTCCAATCCCATCTGTTCCTACTCTAGCTCCTGAACCAGCAGCAGAAGTTGTTACTCCTGAACCAAGAATTAGAACAGCAGCAGAAAATACTCGTAGTATATTAGAGGGTATATATGGTAAAGAAATCACAGACAATCTTTTACCACCTAGAACAGATTTAAGTAGGATAGTATAATGGCAACAGAACGCAATCCCTTTGATCGTATACCAGAACAGGAAACAAATGTCGTACCTCTTACTCCTGAGTCAGAAGATATTGATGCTACTTTTGAAGTGGACGATGACGGTAATGTTATCGTTGATTTTTCTGATCCTGTAGAAATGGAAGCCTCTGAAGATATTGCTGAATGGTATGGCAATATGGCAGAGAAGATGGACGAGGACGAACTGGCAGAGATTGCTGGTGATATAATAGAAAACTTTGAGGCTGATAAAGATTCCCGTTCAGAGTGGGAGTCTATGTTTGAACGTGGTTTTGATCTTCTAGGTCTAAAGTTAGAACAAGGGTCTGAACCATTTGAGGGTGCGTGTACCGCTGTGCATCCTCTACTAATTGAGTCAGCAGTTAAGTTTCAATCTAAAGCATCTGGTGAGTTGTTTCCTGCCAATGGCCCAGTAAAGGCTCGTATACTTGGTAAGTCTTCTCCAGAAAAAGAATTACAAGCTAACCGTGTGCAGAACTTCATGAACTATCAGGTAACCGAACAGATGCCTGAATACTTTGATGAGTTTGAAAGAATGCTGTTCCATCTACCATTGATTGGTTCTGCATTTAAAAAGCTGTACTATGATGCCACTGTAAAGCGTCCTAAGTCAGAATTTATTCCTATAGATCAATTTTATGTTTCATATTATGCAACTGATCTTTCAAATGCAGATCGCTACACACATGTTATCTATCGTAGCCCTGTAGAGCTACAACGAGATATAAGGGCTGGTGTATATGAAGATGTTGAGCTAGGCTCTCCTGCTTCCTATCCCACCACCTCTTTCAGTGAGAAGATGGATACGATCATTGGTTTGTCTCCTACGTCAGATCATGATCCACAGTATGTTTTACTAGAGCAACACTGCTATCTTAATATTGAAGATGAAGAAGAAGCCTGTCCATACATTGTAACTGTTGAGCAACAGTCCAGACAGGTGCTGAGTATCCGTAGAAACTATAAGCAAGATGACCCGAACAAAGAAAAAATAAATCACTTCGTGCATTATAGATTTGTTCCCGGCTTTGGTTTTTATGGCCTAGGTCTTATACACTTCCTTGGTAATCTAACAATGAGTGCAACGGCAGCTATGCGTTCCCTCATAGATGCTGGACAGTTTGCCAATTTACCGGGAGGATTTAAGGCCAAGGGAGTTAGGATGGTTGGTGACAATGATCCTATAGCTCCCGGCGAGTTCAAGGAGGTTGAAGCAACTGGTGTAGATTTATCAAAGGCTATTGTTCCCCTTCCCTATAAAGAGCCTTCCTCTACTCTATTCCAGATGCTAAACTTCGTAGCTACTGCTGGTCAGAAGTTTGCGGATAGCACAGAGCAAGTTATCTCTGATGCTGCCTCCTATGGACCCGTTGGAACCACTATGGCTTTGCTAGAAGCAAGCAGCAAGTTTTTCACAGCAATTCACAAACGAGTACACAAATCTCAGAAGGATGAGTTTCGTATTCTTGCTCGTATTGACTACGACTATCTTCCTGATGAATATCCATATGATGTTCCTTATGAAGATCGTAGCATATTTAAAAAAGACTTTGATGGCCGCATAGATATTATTCCAGTATCTGATCCTAATATTCCCAGCAACGCACATCGTATGATGATGGCGAACATGGCGTTGCAAATGGCGCAGCAATCACCACCGGGTATGTTTAATCTAGAAGCATTAAATAGAACTATTCTAAATGCTTCTAACATGCCTAATGTAGATGAGATACTTCCGCCTAAGATTGAACCTAAACCAATGGACCCAGTGTCTGATATTATGGCAGCGACGAAAGGCGTACCTATTGCAGCCTTTCCCGGTCAGAACCATGATGCACATATACAGGTAAAGATGGCGTATTTGCAAGATCCTATCAATGGTGCTAATCCAATCATGGAACGTGTGGCTCCCATTATTCAGGCTAACATTCAAGAACACTCTGTGATGAAGTATCAGGAACAGATGAGCGGTATTGCAAATCAAATAATGCAACAGGCTCCAGAACAGATGAATAATCCTGCTGCTGCTGAGATGGCTATGGCACAGGCAGCACAGCAAGTAATGAATGCAAATCAGGCTATGGGTATGGCTCAGTCTCCTGAACAACAGCTTGTATCTCTTGAGCAAGCCAAGGTTGAGCTAGAGAAACAAAAGCTTCAGGCTGATACTGCTACCAGTGCAGCAGAGCTTGAACTGAAGAATAAGAAGCTTGAACTTGAAGAGAATGAACAGATTATTGGTATGATGAAAGCTACAGCAACTGATAATCTAAAACGAGATAATGCTGATGCTAACCGTTCCAGTAAAGAAAAACTAAAACAAATGGAACTTGTAACAAAAGCAATGATAGAAGAGTTTAAATTAAATAAAGATGATGAACGTCGAGCTATACAAAATG